TCAGACCAGTACCGAGTACCAGAACACCCGGCCGATCACGTTGATGTGCTCGGCGGCTTCCTGGGGCTCGTAGCGCTCGTCCGGATGCTCGTCACTGTTGAAGCTGCGAATGCGCAGGCCGCCGCCTGGAAGGCGGTAAAGCAGTTTCACGCGCAGTTGGCCGTCGTGGTCGAAGGCGTACATGTCGCCGTCCCTGATCGTTCTCGCGCTGGTGTCGACGCCCACCGTGCTGCCGTCCGGCAGGACCGGTTCCATGCTGTTGCCACTGACGGTGACGCAGGCGGCGCTGGCCGGATCGATGTTCTTCTTGCGCAGGGTGTATTTGCCGAAGCGCAGCTTGCGCCCGCCGGTCTGCAGGATGACCGTGCTGCCCTTGCCGCCGGACAGCTCGATCTCCTTGTAGAAGGGCAGTTCGATCTCGTCGGCATCCAGCGGTGTCTCGTCGTCCCAGGATTCCACCGCGCCGAGCCAACTGGCGTTGGGCCCGGCAGCCGGCTGCGCGCCGCGGCCGTCGAGCATCTCGCCCCGTCCTTCCGCCAGCCATAGCGGGCTGACCCCGCAGGCGCCAGCGATCTGTGCGGCGAAGCTGGTGGCCCGAGACTTGCCGCGCTCCAGGTCGGAGATTGAGGTCTGGGTCATGCCTACCGCCTGGGCAAGCTGGACCTGGCTGAGATTGGCATGCTTGCGCGCTGCCTTGATGCGATCTTTGAGTTCCATGGGGCAAGACTAAAGGTGTGCCTGTGGCATTGCAAGTATCTGTATATAGGTATTACCATATTTTCAGCGCTTTCCCGTTCCCATCGAGCAGGACGGCAGCCCAAGAAAGGCCACTGCGGGTGGCGATTGCGAACGGCCAGCCAGATGGGCTGGCCAAGGAGGGAATACCCCATGTTTCAAAGTACCGAACAGGCGCTGGCGGTGGCTTACTGGATGTTCGAGCAGCAACCCGGGCCGAGGTCCTCGACGGCGATGGTCATCGACAGCCTGCGTGAACGTTTCGACCGCCGTTTCATCGAGCGCCTGCCCAGCGGCCTGAGCCCGCACGAATGGCAGGCCCAGGCGGTGATGACCGTACGCTTCGCCCAGCGCCAGCTGGCCGCGCATCCGCTGGAACTGGCGGTGGTGCGTGCCGAGTTCGCTCGCGGTCGGGATTTCGTCCTCGGCCTGGCGGCCTTGCGTGACTGGTTGAAGCCCGCTGCCGGCCCCATCGAGCAGCGCGCGGCCCTGGCCTTGCTGATGCGCATGTTCCGCCGCCCGCCGTCGAGCATCCGCGAGATCGAACGTCTCAGCGGCCTGTCGAAAAGCACTCTGCACCGCTGGGACAAGGAATGGCGCGAGCGCGTCGCCGCGCTGCTGCGCCAGGCGCTGTTGCGCCTCGAGGAGCCGATGGCGCAGGTGGGGATCGTCTGCGAGCATTAAAAAATTTCTGCTGAAAAACAGGTTTTCCCATATTGACGACATGGGACGATAAAGGTATAAATTCTCCACGATTGAAATTCCTCTGACCGAAGCCCGCCAGTGCGGGCTTCGGTCGTTCCGGGCCCGCCCTTTTCGGCGGGCCTTTTCATTTCCGGGAGTCATCCATGTCCGAGCCAAGCTCCGCGGCCTCCGCCGCCAGCGCAATGGCTGGCGTCGGCCTGGCCATGTACCTGCCGGGTATCGATGGCAACGCCCTGCTGGGAGGTTTCGGCGGCGCCATCTTCTTTGTCGTGTTCGCCCGCGACTACAACACCCTGACCCGCCTGGGCTACCTGCTGGTGTCCTGGGTCGGTGGCTACTACGCCGGGGTCGAGGCGCTCGGTCGCGGTCTGACCCAGACCAGCGGCATGGCCGCCTTCGTCGCCGCGACCCTGTGCGTGACCGGCGGCATCGGCATGCTCGAGTGGATGCGCGGCGGCGAGCTTCCCAGCTGGATGCGCGCACTGCTGCGCCGGCGTAGGGGGAAGTCAGATGGTTGATCCATTGTCCACCCTGACCGTGCTGGTCTGCTCGGCGATCTGCATGCGCCTGGTTACCTACCGCCGTGCCGGCGCCCGCTTCCGCCCCGGCGTTTCCCTGTGCGCCTACCTCCTGGCGCTGTGCACCGGGTGCCAGGTGAGAGAGAGTGAGAAATACCAGGGAGGGGGAGCGCGATAAAGTGGGATGTACTGGGACGGATCGGACTATAGCGGGATGGGGCGATGAAAATGTTTTGCCACTGGGGAAAGAAAAACCCGGCTCATTCGGCCGGGTCAAAAAGGCCCAACTGATCGGTTCGGCGTTGTCTCCGGTGCTTTCGAACAACGCTGTAGATCCAGTCCTCGGTGACGCCGAACTCCCGGACCAATTTGTCAGCATTCGAGCCATCGTACCGCTGCAGTATATGCAGTTCCAGGCGCTTGCGAGCCAGCTCATCCTTGACCGGAAAGACAAACGTGATACCGGCCCAGCGCCGATGCAATTGGAACACCAGTTCCTCTGACTCAGATACTGCTTTCTCCCGAGAGAGCCCGTTACGCACGAACGCTTCGACGATCAGTTCGGCCAGCTCGCTGAGCATGTTGTTCCGGCGGCGGATCTGCTGCGAACGGATCTCCTTCATTATTACCTCCGCTTGCTATCTGCGGCCGCTTGGAGCGTTTCCACCAGGGCCTTGAGGATTGGACGCTGCCGCCGCCATCCTTTCGGCAACTGTTCCAAGCCGGCCGCCTGTTCTGGATGCTCAATGCCCAGGTCCTGGCAGAGCCGATCCACTTCAGCGAGGAGGTACCGTTTCTCCTGCTCGACGTGCAGAGCTGCCAGGATTGCCGTGAGCTGATCTGGTTTCTTCAGCCATGCGACCTTGGCCACGCCGAACATCTGCTTGGCGATCTTGTCGGCGTAGCTCCAGGGCAGCCTCATCTCAGCCAACTGCGCCTCAATGACCTGGACCTCGGCGGGTAGCTGGCTGAAGTTATGCGGCTTGCCGGCTGCTCGCTTGCTGGGCTGTGGTTGCCAGCCCAGGCGCTTGAACTCCGTCAGCAACTGCTCGGCCTGGCG